GATGAAAACCCGATCGATAACTGTTACGGGCAATATGTCCAGGTAGACAGGATCCCGCATGAAAAGATGGACCAACTGGACCGGGATGATTCTTCCAGGCAACTGGCAGAAGGAGCAACAAAAAGAACGAACGGTAAAAATAAAGAACATGAAAAAGCCTCAGTTTGAGCCGGAAAAACGGACTATTGAATTCACCCTGGAAAGGCGTGGAGACGATGATTCACGAACGATCAGGGGATATGCTGCTGTTTTCGATAAGCTGTCGAAAAACCTGGGATGGTTCAGGGAAAGATCGACAAGAACGCATTCGATGATTCGGATATGACGGATGTGGTGGCAGTGCTGAATCATGATTTTAATATCCTGTATGCACGTACCTCTTCTGAATCACTTTCGCTGGGAGTGGATAAAAAAGGACTCTATTATGAGTTTGATGCACCGAATACTGCCGCCGGCAATGATCTGCTGGAACAGGTCAAGCGGAAGGACATCAATAAGTCCTCATTCCAGTTCATTGTAAAGGAGGATAAGTGGGAACAGGACGATGAGTACGGAGAGATCCGGACCGTGCTGAAGGTAAAAAGAGTGATCGATGTTTCGCCGGTCACCTTTGCAGCTTATACTGACACGACCGTGGCAAAGCGGAGTTATGATGCTTCAAAGGAAGAGGGAGAAGAGAACGATCATGAAGAGGAAAGGGAAGATAAGGTCCCGTTCCAGGTGCTGCATGCGGAAGCTGAGCTCGAATTAATGAGAATGAAACACCATAATGTCTAATAAATACTTTGTATGATGAAAACACAGAAGCTTTTTGCGGGACTCTTTTTGATGGTTGCCCTGATCCTTGCATGGATAACCTTCGGAGCCCCCGCACTTGTAATCGCTATGGCTCCGGCTGCCGGGTTCCTTAGCTCGGTAGCTCTCAAGGAGAAGCGCACCACACTCGAGGAAGAACTATCCCAGATCATCTCCAAAGCCAAGGAGGAGAAGCGGGATTTCACCGATGAGGAGAACACCCGGAGAGAGGAGATCCGCAAGGAAATCGAGAAACTGGACGGGCAGATCGAGCAAAGAGAATTCGAGGAAAATCTCGAGGCCAAAGTTGCCGGTGAAAAGATCAATAAACGAAACGAGGAAAAAGAAGATGAGGAGATGAAGGAATATTCCCTTCTCAGGGCCATGCACCTGAGAGCCTTTGAAAAGCCACTGGACGGACTGGAGCTCGAGATGCACCAGGAGGCTGAAAAGGAAATGAGGAAATCCGGCATCAATCCCCAGGGGAACCTGTTTATTCCCTCAAAGATTATCATGAGAAAAAATAAAAAAGCAATGGCCGAGCGCAGAACCGCCCTTCTGGCCGGATCCGGAGGGGGTGCGAATTTCGTGCAGACGGATGTGACGGATTTTATCGGTGCTCTTTATGATCGCAGCGTTCTGGTCAGTCTTGGTGCCAGGATTATCTCCGGTCTAGTGGGAAATATTCAGATTCCTAAGAGTGCTGGTGCAACTGCAGAATGGGAAGGGGAAACCGATACCCTTGCAGATAAGACACCGACGATCAGCAGCGTGACAGCCAATCCTCACAGGCTGGGCGCATACGGGCTTGTATCCAAAACGCTGCTTGCCCAGGAGGGTAACTATGATGTGGAGCAGCTTGTGCAGAACGATATTATATCTGCCATTAACCAGGCTCTCCAGATTGCTGCCATCGAGGGTGCCGGCGGGAACGATCCGACTGGGATCCTGAATACCTCAGGGATAGGTTCGGTGGCCGGCGGAACAAACGGTGCGGCGCCCACACAGGAACATGTGATCGATCTTGAGAAAGAGATTGCGGTGGATAAGGCGGACTTCGGATCCCTGGGATATCTTACCAACCCTTATGTTAGGGCCAAGCTGAAAAAAACAGCCATGGATCCTGGCAGTGGGGTATACGTGTGGGATCCCAAAGTTAATAATGAGCTGATGGGATATAAAGCCGGCGTTACCACAGCTGTGCCAAACGATCTGACTAAAGGAGAAGGAACAGATCTTTCAGCGATCATCTTCGGGAATTTCAATGATCTGATGATCCTCCAGTGGGCAGGATTCGATATCCTGATCAATCCATTTACCAATGCCCGCACGAACCAGCTGGAGATCGATATCCAGTCCTTCTGGGATGTGATCATCCGCAGAGCGGTATCCTTCTCAGCAATGAAAGATGCTGTAACCTGATAGCTATGAGAAAGCAAAAGGTAGAATTCATACGGCAACCAGGGAAATACCGATTAGGGTATTTCCCGGGTGACCGTGCTGAATTCGATGAAAAGCAGGCACGGGAAATGGCAAAGGCCGGTATTGTTACGATAATCGAAAAGGAATCTGAACCGGATCTTCCAAAGGATCTTCCAGGAAGGGAAGCCCTGGTAAAAGCCGGGATCTCCTATGAAGATCTATTAAAGATCGAGAATTACGAAGAGATTGAGGGGGTAGGAAAGGCAACGGCCAGCAAACTTAAGGAATACTTCAAAACCAAAAAATAATGAAAAAGCTTATTCTGATTCTGGTAATGGTCTTTGCGGTAATGACCGTGAAGGCGCAACAGGCGTTTACAGTCACACATAACGATACCCTCACAGATGCTGATACAGTGAGTTATGTGATTGACTACAACAGCCTGAAAAAGGCGAATTATGATATTTCCTCTCATCTGCAGTGTGACAGCGCTTCCGGAAGCACGGCCGCAACGGCCTGGTTGCAATTTTCAAACCAGGCGTCCGGTGATTACTGGTACAGTGCGGATACAGTGACAGTTGATGGAACGCAAACCATTGATTATACGGAGGATGTCCTTTCTGCAAGACGTGTGAGACTTTATATACTCAGTACGGGTACCCAGTCCACACTTTTCTATTGGGGATTTAAGGCAGTACCAAGATAATTTTTCCGTTTCATGCTCTCAGAGATCACTCCACCGGCAGGCGAACCGTTAACCCTGACAGAGGCAAAAGATCATCTCCGTATCGATCATGATGACGATGACATCTATATCGACGGGCTGATTAAGGCTGCCAGGCAGTTCGTTGAAAAACGGACCGGCATAGTCTGCCTCACATCGACCTGGGCCCTTTACCTGGATAAGTGGCCTGCCAGCGGTTTGATCTATCTGAAGAAAAAACCGGTAACGGAAATATCCAGCGTGGAATATTACGCTACCGATGAGGCAAGCGAATATTCTGCACTGGCCGGCACTGACTACGAAACCGATGTGATTTCTGAGCCGGCGAGGGTCAGAATATCCGATGCACCAAGCCTGGGAGATTTGCTTAATGCCGTGAAGGTGACATTCGATGTCGGTTATGCCGATACCGGTTCCATACCTGAAAATATCAAGCAGGCAATATTGATACTGATCGGGCATATGTATGAGAACAGGCAGGAGGAGATAACGGGAAGGACCATCTCTTACCTGGGTAAAGGCTTTGAGTATCTGCTTTCAAACGATGAACTGTTAACGGCATGAACCTGGGTGATATGGATACAAGGATTCAGATACAAAGTCCTCCTTCAGCAAAGGATGACGGGGGGGAATTGTCTGGATCCTGGAGCATCGTATGCACTCCCTGGGCATCACTCGGACACAATACTTCATCAGAGGTAAACGACGAAGGTACAGAGGCTGTTGTGGATGTAATCACTTTTACGATCAGGTACCGTTCCGGCATATCTTCGGAGATGAGGATACTTCACGACAGCAATTATTACGAGATCATCGGCATCAGGGAGATCGGAAGAAACGAATATCTCGAGCTGTCAGGGGTTCATAAAACCAACTGGTAGCAAAGTTCTTTGAATCATGGCAGGAAGTGACAGGAAAGTGGCCGGTAGTATCGAGCTGCAGGGATATGAGGAGGTGATGAAACGTCTGAGCGGGCTGGAATATAAGGTCAATCGCAGACTCGCTTTCCAGGCCCTTAGAAAAGCCTCCAGGATCCTGATCGTGGCGGCAAGGCAGAAGATCCAGTCCTACTCCAAGACTGTGGCAAAAAGCATTGCCATCAATTATCAGTCAAGGCACCAGGTGCTGGTATCTGTCGGACCTAAAAAGACCAAGACCCGGGATCCATGGTATGCGCATTTCATCGAGTTCGGTGTATCGGGTATCGGCCGTTTCAAGGGCAAGGGTAAACAGCGGTACAGGGCGGACCAGCCGGCAAGGCCGTTCATGCGGCCGGCATATGATGAGACGCATCAGCAGATCATCGATGATTTTGGGAAATCGGTTATGGAAGTGATTGATAAATACACAGAAAAAACCAATGCTGCACGAACTAATATATGACCAGCTGAAAACCATAATCGATAAGGTCTATCCCGGTGTGGTAGCCGAAGCGGAAGAGCTTCCATATATCGCTCATTTCAATATATCCAATATCCCGTTTGCGGATTCGGATCTGGAAGGCAGCAAGATGGATGTGATCCGCTGGCAGGTGAGCTGCTTCCATAGCAGTTTTTCGGGAGTGACAACCCTGGCTGATTCGGTCCGTACGGTCCTGGATGAATATTCCGGATCCGGTCATGATGTAACAATTGAGCGCTGCATTTTCGCAGGAGAGAATTATATCTATGAAGGGAACAGGGTTCATCATATGGCTGTTGATTTTGAAATCAGATTAAAACGATAATACGATGAAAGTTAAACTTTTAAAACCTTACAAGATCGGTTCCATCGAAAAGCCCGCCGGAAGGGTGCTCGATGTAACCAACAGGTTCGGCAAGCAGCTGATCAATGACCAGGTGGCCGAGCTGTATGTTGAGAAACCTAAAAAAAAGGCCCTGCAGCCTAAGAAGCAGGATAAACCCGCACCTAAAAACTAGAAGAGATGTCAACAAGTGGAATAGTTTCAGGGCATGATGTAGGTATCTACATCGGGGGAACCAGGATCGCTGCCTGTTTGGCTCAGAACCTCGATTTGAACCTTGATCTGAGAGATGCCAATAATGCAGATAGTGGTGACAGCAAGGCGAAGCTCCCCGGCCGTTATGGCGGAGGTGTATCCGGAAGATCGCATTTCGAATTCGATGCCGGGTATGGTTACCGGGATCTGTTCGCAGCTCTTAAGGCCGGCACCAAACTCACTGTACTTGTCACTAATAATGA